CGAACAGCAGCAGCGGCAGATGGAGGGCCTCCGCCGCTGGCACGCCTCCCGCAGCGAGGAGGAGAAGCGGATCACCGCGATCAGGGGGCGCCTGACGCGCCAGAAGAACAGCGGCTACACGCCCCCGGCCGCCTGACTGCCCGCAGCTGGGAATACGGCGACGACCCCCTCGAAGACCTCTAGACAGCGCACGGCCACTGCCCCATAATCGCGGCATCGAATAGGAGATAGTGATGATCATCGAAACGTCCGACAACCGCCTCTTCCTCGTCGTCGACTTCGCGACCCCCGGCCTCGCGCACGTTTGGTGCGGCCAGCCCGTCCGCCGCCTGAAGGCGGGCTACAAGGTCACCAAGCACCGCGTCGCGGCGATGGTCCGCAAGGCGGGCAGCAAGGTCGTCGACCGCTCCCCCACCGTCATCGAGTAGGAGACAGGAACATGCTCGACCCCATCGACCTCGAAGCCAAGTATCTGAGGTGGCTGGCCGCCTGCCCGGCCGCGCGCCGACTTGACGCCCAGAACCCCGCCGACACCCGCAAGGTGTTCACCCAGCTCTACCGCGCGCTTGCGGGCGACGACGTAGTCGCCCGCTTCCCCGGCGAAAGGACCGTGTGATGGACTACGCAGAGATCTGGGCCGAGGCGTGGTCCGCCGGCATCATGTCCGGCCTCGCCTGTCGCCCCACCCCGATGGTCGTCGAGTATCACAAAAGCAAGACCCTGTACGTCGCTGAGGTCGTCGACGACGGCGCCTGCGGCTTCGCGTGGGTCAAGATCCGCCCCGCCAACTCCAAGATGGCACGCTGGCTCAAGGCGCAGAAGCTCGGCCACAAGGCCTACAACGGCGGCTGGGACGTCAGCGTCCACGACTTCGGCCAGAGCTGGGAGCGCAAGAGCGCCGCGGCCTCGGCCATGGCCGCCGTCCTGACCAAGCACGGCATCGACGCAACCGCTCACAACAGGATGGACTGAACCGTGATCAGCCGTGACCCCGAAATCCTTCACCGCCACAGCATGATGGCTGTCGAGGATTATTTGAACAGCGCCATCGACAGTCTCGACAGAAACTTTGGCAAAGGTTACGCCCAGAAACACCCCGAACTGGTAGGTGCCTACATCAACGCGTGCGTCAGGGAGCAGTTTACCCCCTACGTTGCGAACGCCCTCGGCGATATCGCAGACAGCATCCGCGCCCTGAAAGAGGTCGAGTGATGCTGACCCTCCACGACTGCACCTTTCAGGTGAGCTGGAGCGGCTGGGGCCCCTCCACGCCCCACGCCGAGCGCGTCGCGCTGGGCGTCATGCTCGACCTGCTGGAGATGAGCCCCGACAGCGTCCGGCGCATCGCCCAGTCGCCGGGTGAGCTGGACCTGACGGCGCGCGTCGCGCGCGCCCGCGTCGCGACCATCATCGCGCGCAGGGGCCGCGCCGTGCCCCTGAAGGCCTGCATCGTTCTGGAGGCCCTGTGACCACTGTCCCGGCCCCCGGCGCCCCCCGCAGGCTCGCCCGCATAGGGTACATGCTGCACGGCGCGCAGCACGCCGAATACCTCGCGCGCCTTCTCGGGGTGGACCGCAAGACTGTGTACCGCTGGCGCCGCGGCACGACGCCCGTCCCCGACTACGTCTGGGAGCCTCTCAAGGTCGCGCTGCTGAAGCGTCGCAACGACATCGAAACCGCACTGAAAGGAATTGAATGATGGTCAGCGAAGAGACGGCCAAGCGCATCGCCGCCGCGCTGGAGCGGCTGGCGACGGCCTACGAGCAGGAGGCCTACGACTATGCGGACGGCACGGGGAAGAGCGCGTGGCTGTCGCAGGTCATGTGCTTCCGCTGCTACCCGTCGCACCCGATGGACTGGCACAACCCCTGTGAGAAGTATCGTTAAATCTCACTACTGATCGGTAGCGGAAGTTGTCCGCCCGCTCGCCGGTTATTGCATGGACATAGAACACAGGTGACGTATGGCTAAAATGAAAACCGAAACCCCGACGAAGATGACGCAGCGCACGAGCGCGGGGCTGCGCGGCAGCCTGTTCGACGAACTGGACGGCCTGCGGAAGGGCACTGTGAACGCGACACGCGCCAATGCGGTCGCCAAGCTGGCGACCACGATTATCGAAACGGTCCGCCTCGAACTCGACGTGGCCAAGTACGCGGAGCGCAACAAGTTGAGCCCGGATCGGGCTGTTCGCGCGCTCAACACTGCCGTTGCACTCGGAGAGTAACGATGCCCGCGGTCACTCTGACGGGGGTGCTGCGCCCGTACTGCACTTGGGAGTCTCAGCCCCGTGGTCATAGCGACCGCATTTTATGGCGTGCGGGGCGGCAGAAGGGCCGCCCCGAGATCGTGCGCATGCATCGCTGCCGAAAGTGCGGGCGCCCCGTGTACGGCTTCTTCAAATATGGAAGCCTGCCGCGTGAAGCGGATGGCAGCCCGCAAACCTGCGAGAACTGCGCGTGGGGGTTGAAGCAGCGCATGAAGAAGCTGCCCGGTCCTTCCTACCCCGGCGACAAAACATGGTACGAACGCGCGTTTCTATACGCCGTCGCGCAGCTCTACCTGTCCGAATATAAAAAAGCTAAAAAGGAACATAGAATATGAAGTCCATCACGGATCCTGACCTGCCTTTGGGCGAGCGCTTGCGCAGGCTCGCGGCGGTGCAAGGCAAGAAGCCGAAGGACATCGCCGCCGAATTGAACGTGTCGGTGCAGCACATCAGCCGCCTCTACACCGGCAAGAAGACCATGCACCCGGCGATGCTCGACGGCTTCATCATGGCGCTGGACCTTGAGTACATGGCCCCGGCACTGCACGCCGCCGCCGCGCGCGAGTACGGGTTTCGGTTGTGAACCGCTACATCCTCGCCCTGATTGTCTTCGGCTTCGTGCTGCTCTGCTGGGGCGTCGCGAAGGCCGACTGGCAGGTGCAGGAGTGGGACGGCACGGCGTGGGTGCCGGCCGTCACGCCCAAGGGCCGCGCGGCCGCGGCCAACGCCGAGAAGACGGCCTGCGAGCTTGACCTCGCGAGCCTCTCGACGGTCAAGCCGTCGGGCGCTAAACTGCGATGCTCAAAAATAAAATAGGAGAATAGAATGGAAAACGACGTTCGGCTGGTCATTCGCGCCAAGAACAACCTGCTGCTGACCCGCATTGAAGAGCAGGGCTTCTCAACTGTCGCGGCGTTCTGCCGTCGCGCGAACGTAACGTATCAGATGCTCAACGAATTCATCTGCATGCGCTCCAGCCCGCGCATGAAGAACGGCGACTGGCGCAAGGCTGCGCTCGACATAGCGGAGGCGCTGGGCGTCGCGCCGGAAGACTTGTGGTCATTTGAACAGCAGACGATGACGGAATCTGTGAAGGTTGCCGAGGTCGTGATGTCGATGGCCGAGTACGGCCGGCGGCTGGCGGCCAGCAACCCCGAGCGCCAGATCGAGGCGCGCCAGTACCGGGACTTGATCGCAAACGCCGTCGACAAACTCAATCCTCGCGAGCGCCAGATCGTGCGCCGCCGGTTTGGACTTGAGACAGGCGAAGCGGAGACTTACAACGCCATTGGCAAAGACTTCGGCGTGTCCGGAGAGCGTGTGAAGCAACTCGAATGCCGAGCCCTTCGATACATGAGGGGCCATCTACGCAAGGCAGACATTACAACCGCGACTGTAGACGACGTCGAAGAGGCGCTCGTCACCGAGTGAACACCGCGTCCTGCACCTCGGCCTTGAACGTCAGGCGCGGATAGACGGTATCCTCCTCGACAGTGTCGACGGCGACGGTCGCGTAACTGATCGTCTCCGGTGCCTTCTGGCCCTCACGCGCGAGGCGCATGATGGCCTGCTCCCAAAAATCCAAGGACCACGGCAGCGAACACCAGCACACGATGTGCCCCCCGAACTGCAGGTTGAGCCCATGACTGAACGCGGCCGGGTGCGCGATCAGCACGCGCAGCCTGCCCGCGTTCCAGTCCTCTACGGCTTTCGCCGCGACCTTGCGCGTCGTGCCGCTCCCCAGCACCGGCGCATCGGGATAGCGCAGCCGCAGCTCGTCGAGCTGCTCGCGATAGTCGTAGACCAGCAGGACGGGCGACGTCTGCACGTCGACGACATCGCAGATGGCGTCGACGCGGAACATGTCGAGACGCTTGCCCTCGCCCGTCTCGTCGTAGACGAAGCCGGCGCAGACCTGCCGCATCTTGTTGACGACCTGCGCGCGGCCTCCGGGCATCATGACCTCGCCCTCGATGTCGGCGACGCTCGTCTTGTCGAGTTCCTCGTAGACGCGCCTGATGTCGGGGGGCAGCGTGACCGGGACCTTGACGTGACGCACGGGAGGCGGCGCCCAATTCTCAGGCGACAGGATGAACGTCATGTCGGAGATCGCCGCGAGCGTCTTCGCCAGCGTCCCCTTGCGGCACTTCCAAACGTTCTCCGTCTGCTCCCACATGTTCGCCGCGCGCCACCTGACCCAGTCGCGGCCGAGCCTGCGACCGTGGTCGATGATGCGCGTCTGCGCGAACAGGTCTTCGGGCCCGTTCGGCACGGGCGATCCCGTGAGGCCGATGCGGACTTTCATGTGATCCGTATGCTTCAGCGTCGGGCGCCACTTCGCCGAGGTCGGCCCCTTGAACTTCGACAGCTCGTCTATCACGAAGCAGTCGAAGGCCTTGCTGTGCTTCTTGAGAAAGTCGACGAGGTTCTCGTGGTTCACGACGACGATGTCGGCTCCCTTGACGGCCGCATCACGCTCGGCTGGCGTCCCCGTCGCCACGGCGATCCGCAGGTGCCGCAGGTGTTCCCACTTCTCACCCTCCTGCTGCCACACCAGCTCCGCGACGCGCAGCGGTGCCGTCACCAGCACGCGTCGCACGGTGCCGTCGGCGAGCATCTCGCTCAACGCCGTCAACGTCACGACCGTCTTCCCGGCTCCCGGCCGGGCGAAGACGAGGCTCTCGTTGCGTTCGTAGATGTGGGTGATCGCCTGCTCTTGGACAGGCCTGAGTGTCACGGGCATATGGCCTCGAAATCCGATACGTTGTCGATCACGTGTACATCGAAGCCTAATGCACGCAGCCGCGAATGCCAAGCGGCTTGCAGCGGCGTCGGCTTCTTGCCGGGGGCCTTGAATTCGATGAACACGGCACGGCCGCCGGGGGACAGCATGAGACGGTCTGGGACACCCGGATAGCCAGCTACTTCGAGCTTCCAGAACACATAGCCGCGGGCTTTGGCGATCTTTCGGCACTTGGCTTCTATGTGCTTTTCCATGCTTTAACGTATCAGGCTTGACGACAGCTTGTCACCGGGCGTAGGTTCCCGCCATCAAACAGGAGACAGGATGAGATACGGTAGCATCTGCAGCGGTATTGAGGCGGCAACAGTGGCGTGGCACGGTCTTGGCTGGGAGCCCGCCTTCTTCTCCGAGATTGATAATTTCCCTCGCGCCGTTCTTCAGCACCACTACCCCGACGTGCCTTTGCACGGCGACTTCACGACCATCAATGGAGATGAATATGGCCACATTGACCTTCTCGTGGGCGGGACGCCGTGTCAGGATTTCAGCATCGCGGGGCTTAGAGCGGGCCTTGCTGGTGAGCGCGGAAACCTCACACTTGAGTTTGCGCGACTGGTTGATCGAATGCGGCCTCAGTGGATCGTCTGGGAAAACGTCCCCGGCGTCCTGTCAATTGACGGAGGTCGGGCGTTTGGTTCCTTCCTCGGGGCGTTGGCAGAAATCGGGTATGGGTTCGCCTACAGAATTCTTGACGCTCAATACTTCGGAGTTCCACAGCGACGCCGTCGTGTGTTCGTTGTCGGATATTTTGGAGACTGGCGACGTGCCGCGGCGGTTCTTTTTGAGCGCGAAAGCCTGCTCGGGAATCCTGCGCCGCGCCGAGAAGCGGGGAAAGGAGTTGCCCCGATCCTTGAGGCAGGCGCTAGAACAGGTAAGTCAACAACAGATGTCCGAGCCGGCAGCGGCATAGGCAATCCCGGCGATCCAATGTTTACGCTTCAAGCCGGGAAGCAGCACGCGGTTGCGGGCACTATCGGCGCGCGCACTGGTCTTAGTTGCGGCGCTGATGATGCTGCAAACGGACATATGATCGTTGCAAATAATAGTTCGCCGTTAACGTCAAACCCTTATGGCGACCATGAAAGCCGAGAAGGTCTGCTGGTGACGCACACCCTCAAAGGTGAAGGCTTCGACGCCAGCGAGGACGGGACGGGACGCGGCACGCCGCTGGTGCCGGTCGCCTTCTCCATCATGCCGGTGCCCTTCGACACGACGCAGATCACCAGCAAGGCGAACTACAGCAAGCCGAAGGCAGGCGATCCCTGCCACCCATTGGCTGCAGGCGCGCATCCTCCGGCGATTGCCTTCTCCATCATGCCGATGAACAGCGGCAAGGACTACAAGGCGCGCGAGACAGACATCGCCCAGCCAATCATGGCCGGCGGCCCCGTCGGCGGTAATCAAGGCGGCGATTTCATCGTTGAGCCGGTGCCTTTCGACACGACGCAGATCACCAGCGCGGCCAACTACAGCAAGCCGAAGGCGGGCGATCCCTGCCATCCCTTGGCGGCGGGCGCGCATCCTCCGGCTGTGGCTTACGGCATCCGCTCGGATGCGATGCGCGAAGGGGCAGCGAAGACGCCATCGGCCGACGCTGAAGGGCGCGTTCGTCTGCGCGATCCGGGTCTGGGCATAACCGCAGAACTTTGTCCGACAATCGATACGGGTGCCGCTCACGCGGTGGCCTTTGATCTTCGCGGCAAGGAAGGCGGCGCGCAATTCGAGGGGCCGCACGACCCGGCGAACATTCGCGCGGCATCTGGCGGGTCGTCGCGAAGCTATGTCGCCGCCACCGCCGTCCGCCGCCTCACGCCTCGAGAATGCGAGCGCCTGCAAGGCTTTCCGGACGACTACACACTGGTCCCGTACCGCAACAAGCCCGCCAGCGACGGCCCTCGCTACAAGGCGCTGGGCAATTCGATGGCGGTGCCTTGTATGCGTTGGATTGGCGAGAGGATTGAGCTTATTGAGACGTTAACCAAGAGGATAGTATAATGCAACACGCACCCTTCGGATCGTCGACTGCCGAGCGCGTCATCAACTGCCCCGGCTCGGTCGCCCTCAACGCCAAGTCCCCCGAACAGCCCCCGAGCGAGTACGCTGCCAAGGGCAGCGCGCAGCACGCCCTGATCGAGCACCTGCTCCTCGAAGGCGGCGAGCCGGAAGGCTACGTCGGCGCCGTGTTCGCGGGTGTCGAGATCGACGACGAGCTGGCGGGAGGCGTACGCATCGCCTTCGATGCCGCCGAGTCGTTGCTGGCTGACTACAGCGGCGACCAGCTGATCGAGCAGCGTCTGGTCATCGTCAAGGACGAGATCTTCGGCACCGGCGACGTCATCGGCATTTCCGAGGACGGCACGCGCGCCCTGATCGCGGACCACAAGTTTGGCTACGTCGAAGTCTCCCCCGACAGCATGCAGCTGAAGTTCCTTGCCGCCGCGCTGCTCGCGGATCCTAAGTTCGCCGCCATCTCGAAGGACATCGAAGAATTCGAGCTGGCGATCATCCAGCCCGCGTTCGACCCTCCCGTGACGAAGGCGTCGATAACGCGCGCCGAGGCCGAGGTCTTCCTGCGGACCATCAAGCTGGCGCACTCGGCCAGCAAGGCTCCCGCCGCTGACGTGCGGATGGGCGACTGGTGCAAGTGGTGTCGCGCCAAGGCGATCTGTCCCGCGCAGCGCCAGATGTTCTCGGACCTGATCGACGTGAAGATCCACCCCGACTGGTCGCTCGCCGAGCTGGGCGAGATTCTGGTCAAGGCCAAGGATTTCGAGAAGCTGATCGAGCACGTGCAGGACCGCGTGAAGCACGAGCTGGCGAACGGCCGTAGCGTACCGTTCTGGCGCCTCAAGGCGGGCTCGACGCGCCTCGCGTGGGCGCAGGCCGCGAAGGACACGATTGCCGCGCTGCGCGGCCTTGGCCTCAAGGGCGAGAAGGCCATTCAACCCATCACCCCGGCCGCCGCCAAGAAGGCGCTGGGCGAGCTTCCCGACGATCTCGTTGTGAAGACCACGAGCGCGCCGTCGCTCGCTCGTGACACCGACACCGCAGACGCTGTCCTGCCGGTGGCGGCCTTCGCAAAGGCAGCAGCACTGTTGAAAGGAAACAGGTAAATGAGCAACGAACTGAGCCTCTTCTCGAAGGGCGGCCTGCCGCCGGCCGACGTCAACGCCTACAAGCAGTCGCTGAAGGCGATGTCTTCGGCGGCGAAGTCGTCGCTGGGCGGCCTCCCGTACCTGCGGATGGGCAAGGACGGCGAGTGGGTGTACGGCGCCGACAACACCGAGGTCGAGGAAGGCAGCCTGTGGGCGGTTAACCCGTTCTCGATGTCGCTCGGCTTCATCGCGTGGGGCACCGGCGCGCAGGAGGGCACCGTCCTCGGCGAGCAGATGGCCCGCGTCGGCGAGGTGCCGGTGCAGCGGGGCAACCTGCAGGATGTCGGCGCCGAGTGGACGCCGTGCTGCTCGTTCGAGATGGTCTGCCTCAACGGCGAGGACAAGGGGACGCACGTCCTCTACAAGACCAACTCGGTCGGCGGCCGCCGCGCGTTCGCCGACATGATGCAGCTGATCGCGGCCGCGATGGACGACGCTGAGGGCAAGTGCGTCCCCATCCTGAACCTCGACTGCGACAGTTACCCGCACAAGAAGTACGGCAAGATCTACACGCCGATCTTCGACATCAAGAAGTGGGTGATGCCGGACGCGCAGGAGCTTGGGGGCGCGCCGGCCAAGAAGGAAGAGGCGGAGGCTCCGACGAAGCCTGCCGAGGAGGGCACGGTTCGTCGTCGTCGTCGTTGAAGCCTGACTGGGGGCGGCCCATGGCCGCCCCCATTTCTTTGGAGAATAGAATGGCATTGATCCTGTCCCTCGATTACGAGACCTCCGCGCCCCTCGACCTGACCGTGGTCGGCGCCTACCGCTACGCCCAGAGCGCCACGATCATGTGCGCCGGCTACGCGATCTACGAAGAGAACACGTTCGAGCCCGAGATGGTGAAGCCGTGGCGCGCTTGGAAGGGCGAGCCGATGCCCGATGAGCTGGTCAGGGCGTTGATGACGGTGACCGTCAAGAAGTGTGCGTGGAACGCTCAGTTCGAGCGCCTGATCACCAAGCATTGCACTGAAGTCTACGTCAACGACGACGAATGGTTCTGCACCGCCGCCCGCGCCCGCGCCTCGGCATATCCGGGCAAGCTGGACTTGTGCGCGAAGGCGCTGGCGATCCCGCAGAAGAAGGATCTCGCAGGCGGCAAGCTGATGAAGAAGCTGTCGACCGAGGGCACCGGCACCGAGGAAGAGTACGAACGCGTCCTCGAATACTGCCTGCAGGATGTCGTCGTCGAGGCGACCATTGGCATGGTCATCCGCGACCTGACTGCCGAGGAGTGGAAGGACTACCACGTCTGCGAGCGCATGAACGACCGCGGCATCCCCATCGACGCCGATCTGGCGCGCGCGGCTCAGAACTATGCCGAGGTTGAGGCGGCAGAAATTGCTAAGGAATTAAATGCCGCGACGGGCGGCGCGATCACCAGCGCGAAGCAGTTCGGCCGCATCAAGAAGTGGGTCGGCGAGAAAGCTCCCGAGATCGCCCTGCAGTTTACCGACGAGGAGACGGGCAAGTTCTCGCTCGACAAGTCGGCACGTACCGCCATCTTCGAGAGCGACCTGCAGCTCGGTGAGGAAGTCCGCGAGGTTCTGGAGCTGATCGACGACGCCGGCCGCGCCAGCACGGCCAAGTACGCCGCCATCGAGAACCGCACCGACACCGACGGCCGCCTGCGTGGGGCGTACCTGTTCAACGGCGCGGGCCAGACGGGGCGCTTCAGCGCGATGGGCTTCCAGCCGCATAATCTGGTGCGCGACAAGCTCGACAACGCTGGCGACGTGATCGAGGCCGTCCTCGACGGCGCCTCGGCCGGCGAGGTCACCAAGCTCTCCGGGCAGAACATGCTGACGACGCTGGCGCGCATGCTGCGGCCGACCATCGTCGCGGAGAACGGCAACGTGCTGGCGTGGGCCGACTATTCGGCCGTCGAGGCGCGCGCCCTGCCGTGGCTCTCGGCGTCGCCGGCCGCGGAGCCGCTGCTCGACATCTTCCGCAAGAACGAAGACGTCTACAAGCACGCGGCGATGGGCATCTACGGTGTGCCCTTCGACAAGGTCGACAAGGCCCAGCGCCAGATGGGCAAGATCGCCGTGCTGGCGCTCGGGTATCAGGGTGGCAAGAATGCCTTCCGCAAGATGGCGCGCGCCTACGGCCTCAAGATTGGCGACGACTTGGCCGACGAGATCAAGGTTGCGTGGCGTCTGGCGAACCCGTGGGCGAAAACCTTCTGGCGCGATCTGGAGGGTGCCGCCGTTCGCGCCGCGCGCAACCCGGGCACCATCGAGACGGCGGGCCGCATCAAGTACCTGATGCACGGCGACATGCTCTACGCGCTGCTGCCGTGCGGCAGGCTGATCGCGTACCCGGAAGTCGAGGTGGTGGAGGTCGACGGCAAGTACGGCCCGCAGGCCCGCGTGTCGTCCCTGAAGGCCTCGATGCACCCCAAGAAGGGTGAGACGGCGTGGCCCCGCGTGACCCTCTACGGGGGCCTGCTGGCCGAGAACGCGACGCAGGGCTTCTGCGCCTCGCTGCTGCGCGCAGCTGTGCGTCACCTCGACGAGGCCGGCTGGCCCGTCGTCATGCACACGCACGACGAGGTGCTCGTCGAGGTCGCGGAAGATGAAGTCGACGATGCCAAGGCAGCGTTGCAGGAGGCCATGCTGACGAACGCATGGCCCGACTTGCCGCTTGCCGCCGACCCGGAGCACGGCTACAGCTACGACAAGTAGAGGTCGATATGGAATTGGATACATTCATAGAGCACGTCTTCGGTGACGTGCCCGACGACGAGATCGTCGGCATCGTCCAGCGCGGCAAGGATAACCGGGGCTGGCTGACGACACCCTACAAGAAGGGGCGCACCAAGCTGCGCCCCGACGCCGCCAGTTACTACTGCATCTCGACCCTGAAGAAGCCCCCCGAGGGCGAGCCTCTGCGGCGGCTGATGCCGAACATGGCCCGGTGCCATGTCATCGTCCTCGACGACATCGGGACCAAGATCGACCCCGCGAGGTTCAAGGGCAAGGCTGGCCCCCACTACGTGATGGAGACGTCGGCGGGCAATTTCCAGTACGGCCTGCTCTTCGACGGGACGGTGGAAGAGGCGCAGGTCCTGATCGAGGCCCTGATCGAGGCCGAGTACAGCGACCCCGGCGCGCGCGACGTTCACCGCCTCGTGCGGCTCCCCGGCTCGCTGAACTTCAAGAGCGACCCGCCCTTCGTCGCCCGCATCGTCGAGGAGGGCTGGGACCAGCCGACGTGGACGTTCAAGGAGCTGTGCGAGGAGTTCGGCCTGACGCCGCGCGAGCCGACGAGCCTGCGCTCGACAAAGCGCGCGTGGAGCGGCGACACCGGCGGTGACGTGATCCTGAAGTGGATCACCGAGAAGGGCATGGCCCTCTCGGAGCCGAACTCCGACGGCTGGATGTTCATCGAGTGCCCGTGGGCCGACGAGCACAGCGACGGCCGGCGCGACGCGAAGTGGCAGATCGGGAACGGCACGACGGGCGCCTACCACTGCTTCCACGGCTCCTGCCAGCACCGGACGCAGGGCGACTTCCTGCTCTGGTGCGAGGCGAACGGGGCTCCCGACTTCGAGGCTGAGGCCGTCACGCAGCTCACCACCATCGGCCAGAAGCTGGCGACGATACCGCGGGGTGCCTTTGCGCTGCCGGGCCCTTTAAAGCCCCCGCCGAGGGGGGCCGCTGCGGGGGATATCCTTACTGGGCTCGTGCTGACGTACGCCGGGCGAGTGAAGAAAGAGCAGCTGCCGTCGCTCGAAGTGACGGCAAGGGCCGGGCTGCCGAAAGACATACAAAAGGCGACTATCGAAAACGTGCAGCATGTCGTCGCGGAATGCGGCTTCTCCGTTCTAAGAAATCACATGACCGGAGAAGTCGAGCTGTCCCACGCGGACGAAGCCTTTGACACGATTGAGAACCCCTCGGAGCGCGCCCTGATGACCCGTGAATTCCTGATCTCGCTCGCCAACCGCGCAGGCATCTCGCTGCGCGCCACGCTCGACGAGCTGCTGTACACGCTCGCGTCGAACAACGGGTACCACCCCGTGTTCGACTGGATCACCGACAGAGACAAACCGTGGGACGGCGTCGACCGCTTCCGCGCGCTGGCCGACACCATCGAGGCGAAGAACCCGCAGTGGCGCGACATCGTCCTCCTCCGCGCGTCCATCCAAGCCATCGTGGCGTGGACGAACTGGGAGCGGGAGACGCCCGTCAGCGTCCCCCACGTGGTTGTCTTCGTCGGCCCGCAAGGCTGCGGCAAGTC